CCGTTGAAGAACGAATATGTCCTTGACTCAACGGGAATGGGTCGATTAGTCTCCATTCGAAAATCCACGATTCGAATCACGCGCACGCGCGAGGCTTGATGTATGCACGAAAGGGGATGAGGTGGTCGTTAGACTGACTCTAGATATGCAGGAAATTCCATACGAACCCAACAAGAAGAGAAAGCAGCGGAGGGCATCTCCGTATCTTCGTCCTGAGCAGAATAAAAAGGGTGCTGGCGTATCGGAGGAAGAAGTAGATGAGGTCTACCAGTATTGGGTAGCGGTAATGCGACCAGGAAAGGCGCGTGTTCCAAAACTTGATATTGAACGCGTTCGCAAGATGAAGTGGGCGATTGCTGACTATGGGGTAGAACTCTGCAAGCAAGCGATAGATGGTTGTGCTGCATCTGATTTTCATATGGGCAGAAACAAGGCCAATAAGCGATATGACGACATCACGCTTATCTTCCGAGACGTAGAGCATGTAGAAATGTTCTTGGAGCGTGGCGAAGGTAAAAAAGCAAAAGGTGACTTCTGAACATGACAAAGGTGGAACTGGAAGACTTTGTTAGGGAAGTTTACGCCTCTTTTAATCAGACTTTCTACGAGGCTGATAGAGACTACATACTTCGTGCTTGGTGGAATCTGTTGCGTGACCTTGATGTTCAGCAAGTACGTCAAAGATTTACAAGGATGGCTGTAGTCGCAAAGTTTATGCCAACACCAGGGATGATTCGTAGGGCGGTTGTTGAGGGGAATCTTGATGTCATGCCACCATCACCCCAGGAAGCATGGGCGCAACTTCAGCGCCTGATTCAGGGCATGAACTCTGGAACTCATGCATCGTCCAGTGAGATGCATCCAGTTTTGGGAACTACGCTACAGACTCTCGGTTCAATGGCTTTCGGCTTATCGACTAATGGTGATAGGGATTTCTTCATGGGCATCTACTCCGAGCGCCTCGCCGAATTTTTAGCGAATGTGTACAAGGTGGAACAATGAAGCGAAACACTGGACGCCCAGCAAAATTGCCGACAACCGAACGAGCAACCATCACGATGAAGATAAATGCAGACTTAAAGCGACTCATCATCCTGCAGGCCCAGGCCTATGGAATGACCATTACCGAATACATCACGATGCTCGTACAGAGGGATACGGAAGGCTGATGAAATGGGTGTTGTATTTGCGCGTGACAAAGACGTACTAGGCCTCGATGTAGAGGAACTACTTTCTGGCACACCAACACCACTATCGTTGCCGGTTCCAGAATCTAAAGTAAATGACTTGCTGAATGAGGCGATTCTCAGGTATGCAAGTTATTTTGGAAAGCCGTATGGATTTGACAAAGAACAGGGTGGTGCGTTAGTTCAGGATTTGTTCCCAATCAAGAAAAATGAGGTTGAACAGATTTCCTCATCATCGAAGGTTGAACTAGAGATGCATACAGAAACAGCATTTCACCCCAAGGCTCCTCGTTATGTAGTTCTTTTTTGCCTCAGGGGGGACCCAGCAGCAGGCACAACATTCTCTTGCCTAAGCCACATTATGGAGGGTCTTAAACAAGACGAGATTGAGATACTCAATAAGAGGTCATTCATCACCAGCGTCGATAAAAGTTTCCTTGATGAGGGTGAAAGGGATAGGAAAGTAAAAAAACAAGTCATTAATAAACGTGGTACTAAAATGACTTACGACAAAACAGCGATGCGTGGGACAACACCCGAGGCGCAACAAGCCCTAGACAAGTTCACTAAACTTGTTCAAAAAAACAAAGACACAATTTATTTGGAAACTGGCGAGATTGTTGTTATTGACAACTGGAACACCGCACACGGTCGCACTCAATTCACCTCACGCTATGACGGAACTGACCGCTGGATAAAAAGAGTCATGGTGAGCAACGAGAAACCTTTTGGGCGAATCGTTTGGTATCCGAATGAGTTGTATTACCTTTTTCCTCCAAAGTCAAAAAATGGGTAAGAAGGCTCTTCGCGCCAAGCATCCTGACCGCCTGTACAATATCGCTTTGCGTGTCAAGGGTTCGCTCAAGAACGAGATTCTTGCTGCAGCAAAACGCAATAATATGACTCTTGCAGAATATATTCTGTATTGCACATGGGAGCATATGCGCTCAGAGAGGGGAATCCCACCGCCGGGCACTGCTCAGTTTTCTCTCCCCGAGCCGATGGATGTAGTGCGCTCATACTTCACTGGGGAAACGGTCTTACAACCTTGCGGGAAGCAGAAATGCGATATACAGTTGGTTGAGTTTCAGGGTATGACGTTTTGCGACACATGTAATGTGAGGATTGAATGAGCACAGTAGAAATTCATGAAGAAGTTGGAATAACAAGCGTGGACGCTGATGCGGTTCTTGCGCTACTTGACCACGAAACCGGAGAAGATAAAACCGGCATGGTCAAACTTTTCCCCGACATCAATCAACTTATTGAGATGATGACGATAAAGAAGGAACTTATCCCAGGGCGTTTATTTTGGATTGCGATTGACTCCAAGTACCTGATTTGCATTGTGCGTGGCACTCAAGAACGCGGCGAGCCAGATGTTTCTGAATTACTGCGAGTTCTAGATACCTTGGGCATTAAATCAATCAATATCCCAAATGATGCTGCATTTATTGGTTTATTAATGCAGAGTAAGCACTTGACTGAGGAATCCTCAATTTTATTCCGTGCGTGTGGTCAGCGAATCTAATCGCCCCACATCTGGGCGAGAGTTGGGCGCTTAGGGCTGACTCCCCTTCTGCGTTGCTCGGCTGCAAGTTGTCTACTCGTTAGACCAGCCCATACGCCATGCATGTCGGCTGGCGGGAATTCAAGTGCGTACTCTAGGCACTGAGCCTTTACTGGGCAGTCTGCGCAGAGCGCACGAGCCTCAACGATGTATGTGATGTCCTTGTGTTCTCGAGGGAACATCTTTTCGGTTTTACCACGACAATTAGCATCATCCATCCAGGCAAAAGTTTGAAATAGTAGGGGTTCAATGCTCACTTTATGCCTTTACTTCAGTTTTTGGTTTGGCAGCCCTACGTGCAGTACTCGTGCCTTCCTGTTGGAATGTTTGATACGGATAACCAGTATGCGGGTCATACTTTGCTGCAATGGCCAGTGCATTTAGGCAATGTTTCTTGGCCATTGCGACTGCATTGACCTTAGTTTTCAATAGAGCGGCAAGAGCGCCTATTGCATACTGCTCGCCAGTACCGATTGCGTAGAGGCCGGAAGCATCGTTACTCCATGCGTAGTCATTGTCAATCTGGTAAATAACCGAGTTGACGGCGATTAACATTTCCGAACCCTGCTCAGCAATATGTTCTGATGAGTCTTTTTGTGGCGTTGAGTACCCATTGGCATCAAAGCATGCACGGAGCGCGGGAATGAACTTGTTTGTCACATAATCATCAAGTTTTTTTCCACGCAATGAGGCTGATGCTTGGGGGACCTGAAACGAGTGAGCAACCAAATTGATGGCCCGAACATCGCCAGCAATTCCAATGAGCATGCCATTGATTTGGGCAATCTTGGAAACATTGCTACTCATCGTATGAATTCGGGTTACATATCCATTCGTATCGACGGTAGATAGTCTGCTATCTGTCCCCATGACGGCGAATCCATCACCCTGAATGGCAACAACGGTCGTCATGGACTGTCCTACTTTTTCTTTGCAGCAGGCTTGGGTGTTGTTTGTGGGAATGCGGAGAATTCCTTACCCCTGAACATTGCCCAGCCGGAATAAATCGGTACGCACTCGTATGCAAACTTGTGGTCTCCGCCATCTTCGTACATAACAATGCCCAGGCCCTGTTGCCAATTTTCATGACGGGTTATCGGTCGTCCGTCCAAATCGACGCCACCCTTCGTACTGGGAATGGCACCATCAATCCGAGCGAGACATCCAGGTGACGCTGCCATGATTGTCCGTGGTCCATCCCAGTCTTCGCGTGTCTTGAATGCGCATTCAATGCGATGAATGTGACCATAAATCACGCTGCTCTTTTCAGCATTCAAATACACATGAGCCGTTGAGCCACCACTCTTGACTCTGTCCCCGTGAATGATGCGCAATTTCTTATTTACCCAAATGTCTGATGCTGGATAACCAGGACGATACTCGACGCCGAATTCATCCATCCTGCAAAGGAATGGAACAGACAAAACTGGCCAAGACTCGGGGGTATTTCCACGCCTCAATCCATAAGCAGCAGTTGCATTCTGAACTATGTATTTGGGCATGCGCTCTTCATGGTTGCCAGCAAGCCAAACAATTTTGGCATGAGGTGCAGCAGCGCGCATTTCTCCACAGAATGCGGTAGCCCTATCAATTGTTGCCTGAGTCGTGAGTGCGTAACTTGGATAGGTCACATACTTGCCCATTTCCGGCAAGTCCAAGTTGTCTCCAACGCAAACAATTAGGTCTGGTTTTACGTGAGCAATGATGTTGAGGGCGACGGTAATAGCCGCTTCATCGTGTGTCGGCTCTAGGACGCCGTCACGATTCCTGAAAAATCCGAACTGGATATCGGGGACAACGACGCAGGTCTTATATTCTGCCAACTTTGCTGGCGTCCCACTTGCCTTCGGAATTTTGATTTCTGGACCGCGTTGAACAACCTGCCACTCTGGGCCGGTTTCCCACTTGGGGCTAATTTGGATTGCGGTCAGGTCATGTACTTCTGCTTCTCCAGCCTCGTTTTTAGTTAGAGACTGATAGATGGAAATCTTCTTGATTTCACCCACTTCTTCAATATTGATATTGTTCCTATTGAGAAGTTCCGCAATAGCACCAAGAGTTTTATTACTTGTATCCTTTTGGACGGCGGCATCAAGTTTTTCTGAAAGGTTCATTATTTACCAACCTTGGCGAATGTTCCACACTTGCACGAGGTTGGGTTATTGGCGCAATCCCTACCCTTGGCGATAGAGTCACGACTAACGGCAATTCCCTCACTTTTGAGTGCGTTGCAGATTCCGCGAATTGATACTGCCTGGTTGCGAATGGCAGAGTCAAGGGCTTGGGCATCATCCTTATCAAGAGAACCCATGATGTCCTTCATTCGACATCCACTAATTCGCTGCTCAAGCGTATTGAGTTTGCCAGCCAACATGTCCGAACCTCCACGGTTGTGGTATATGGTGTTGATGAAACAGTAATTACATCGATGGGATTCGGCAATGAATGTTTACGATTTGTTAACAACATGGGGGGAATCGAAAGATTTACTGAGAAAAGGTGGTCTCCTGTCAGTCAATGGCCGAGTTCTCGTAACCCTCATTGCGGACCCAGAGATAACTCAAGTTGCCGTGTCCGTCATACTTGGAATTTCTCCCTCGGCAGTTGAGAAGGCTGTTGCCTTTTGGTCAGAAGCCGGTATTATTGTTGCTGAGAAAAATGGGAGGAATAATAAGTATTCGGTAAATCTTGAGGCGCTACACCAGCACCCAGATTATAAAACGCTGGCACTTTTAATAAACAATGATAAAATATAACTCAATAACTCACGACCTTCTCATGGTCGCCAAAGTTTTTACAACACCATTCTCTGCAGAAGAAGCACTTCGGGTGGTTGTAACTCTAGAAAAACCAAGCAGAGTTGAACGGTCCGCCCAAATATTAGTGAAGTACGGATTTTTGGAGGAGTTTCCCGAAAAAAAGTACCTAATTACAAGTTCTGGTCGCCAGGAATTGTTCAATCTCATTAGGGCAAAAGGCCTTGGCGATAGGCGGAAAATACTTGACGACGATGACCTGTAGGTTTATGCAAACTGTGGGATAATTAGCCCATGGGAGAACCTTCACCAATTTTGCAACTTTTGTCCGGTGGGATGCGTCTCGTCGTAGACGCCCCCAAAGACGGTGACAAGATATTTGTTGACCAGCAAGAAACCGCCGTTGCTGCATCCTTGTTGGCGGTAGTTGCCAAATATGGAAAATTCGACCAAGATGGTGATGGGGTATGGGCAGGGTATAAGCCAGCCTCACAAAACGACAAGCGTCATATTGGGGTCAAGTGTTCTAATTGCATTATGTGGAAAGGTGGGTCGGAGTGCAAATTGATTGCATTGCCGGTTGAGCCTGAGGGTAAGTGTCGATTTGCCGTCATCCCTAATGACGTTGTCAAGGTTTCGACAGGACTCAAATCACCAAAATATGACGATATCTCGCCAACAACGGTTAAAGCATTAGAGTTTTTGGATTCTGTTTCTTCTCAGGTCTCCGTAAAAAAGATGCAATATACGAAACCAGATTTACGTGAATCTATCAAGAAGAGAATCATGGCTGGTTCCCGTGGTGGACGCCCTGGGCAATGGTCTGCAAGAAAAGCCCAATTGGTTGCACAGGAATATCGTCGTGCAGGTGGGGGTTATCGGGGAAAGCCCGCCAAGGCTCAGAGGTCTTTAAAAAAATGGACTCGCGAACGATGGACTACCGCTGATGGCAAACCCGCGTTGAGAAAAGGGAAAATGACTCGCTACCTACCTGCGGCAGCATGGAAGCGATTAACCCCCGCACAGAGGCGAGCAACAATCGCCAAAAAACTATCTGGTGACAAAAAAGGCAAACAATTTGTGTCTAATACGGCACGGGCGGCTGGTGCATCAAGGACTGCCCGAAGCAGATAAACCCTGCCTGTCGTTGATTAATTTTCATACTATCATTGTTGTTGCGTTTAGGTGCATTATGGTGCCTAGATGCTGGAGGAATAATGGGACAAAAACTATTTGATGGAAGCATGATGCCAGAATATGGCGATGGTGCTCCTGTTTCACCAGTCGAAAAAGGCAATATAGATATTGCTGCAAATAATTATGCTTCCCACATGAAGTCCATCGGACAAGCAATGCATGTATATGAAGACGGTCCCATCCACGCAATTATCCCTAAGGTAAATCCAATTGGTCAAGATATGACCGACCAGCAGTCGGTGCGTCTCTACAAAAAGACGGGCGGGCATCTAGGACGCTTTGCTTCTGCAGATGATGCAAACGAATACGCAAAATGGCTATATAAGAAAGCACGGGAAATTGCAACGTACTTTCCTGATGAAGACATCATTAATTCGTCAACGGCACCAGAGGAAGATGCGGAGTTCGCTGAACAAATTAAACAAAATCGTCGTGACTTCGAGGCTATGGTCCGTTCTGGTTCCGGGATGCAGGCCAAGGGTTTAGGTCAAACTATTAGACGAGTAGGTCGGTCGGTTGAAAAATATGACCCCAATGCTATTGATGGCGACAATGACGGCATGGTGCAAGAGGGCACTCCCTGGGTTCGGCCAGCACTGCCTGGGTCTCCTGCAATTTCCTCACTGCGCTCCACGTCGGGTGGCTCCCGGAGTGTTTCCAAAGATGCCGTAGAGGCAGCAAAAGCAGCACAAAAAGTCATTCGAAAGAACGAACCAGAAGTAACAAAGAAGATAAAAGACATCGAGGCTGCATCTGGGGGTGCGGCAAAACTCGCCGACTTGGATAAGAGGTTCAAGACACTAGATTCCTTGGCAAAAAAGATTGAGCGTCTTAAGGGAAACTTCGATGGCGATATTGCAGCAACTGCAACACAAATGAACGATGCATTGCGCTATACGTTTGTTGTGGATGATACCGACAATTATTCCGAGTTCGTTAAGTCAGCATTATCGACGCTGAGGGCGGATGGGTCACGTGTAACAACGTGGAACTACTGGCAGTCCAAGGACCCATATAGCGGCGTAAATGCAATGATTCAAGACCCTCGCGGATTTAATTATGAAATTCAATTTCATACCAAGGCGTCCCTCGCTGCAAAAAAGAAAAATGAACCCCTATATCAGGCTTTTAAAAATGAAACTGATTCGGCTGTCCGAAAGGACATTTATGACCGAATGAAATCCATTTCTTCAGGACTTAAGAAGCCACGGGGAAATGAGTCAATTGGTAGGTCCGTGAGTCGTGACCATCGGGTCGCTACTTTCACGCCAGAATTGACATTGCTGTCAACTCGCTCCACCCGTTCTTCTTCCGGTGGACGTAGTGGCAAATTGGGTGAGGCGCTGTTCCCTAAGCAAGATGGTTTGCCATTAAGTCAAAGAGAACAGCGCAAACTTAAGCAATTTACCGAAGAAACTTGGCTTCCTGCCGTTATGGCCACGGTTCAGGGCACCAACTTCCAATGGCCCGGATACGACGGGCCACGCATTTCTGGTCTCAGAACAACACCACAGAATGCGAGAATGATAGAAGATATTCGTGCAGAGGTTCTTGCGGCTATTGTAGCCAACTATATCCCAATGATGGAGAGCGGAGACTTTTCATTTTTAGCATGGATTCCTGTAGATAAAGATGGAAGCACCGACTGGTGGGACAAAAAGGTTGCTGAAGTTTTGGGCTTTCCCGAGGCTTTAAAATTTCCACTTGGTGAACATCCATTTTCCAGAGATAGGGATGGTAATGCGCGTAGAAATACAATTCCGGAAATGGTCAAAGCACTAGGACGAAGCGTCGAAGGTGGCATGGGGCGTCGCAATGTTGAACAAAGCATCGGCGAAGAAGTGGAAGAACTGGTATGGGAAACAAATAAATTTGGCGATTTAATTTACGATACCAGCGACAGTGCAAATATTAAAAAGATTCCAGTGATTGACCCTGTTACTGGAAAGCAAAAAACTAGAAAAGTAAAGAAATATGCCTTATCAACCAATGTTTCGGTAGGTGATGATGGCGGTGAATATGGTGACACATTTGGAACATATGACGCCGACAATCCCGAAAGAGCCAATGTATCGATTGATGTGGATGAAAGCAGCATAGATGCGCGTTTCACTGGTGAAAAGAGAATAGAAACAACTGGTTCTGATATCACTATTGACAAGAGTGCCCCCGTTAATGGACGATTTGTGAAATTGCCGAATCTAGACGATAAAGATGCGGCGGAAAAGGCATACAATAATCTGTACGCCAAGATGAAGGCTCTCATTGCAGATGAGAATGCACGAGCGAGTGATAAAGAACAAGTGAGTGAAGAAATTTTTCAACGAATGAACGAGATATCTCCGGCTCTTGCAAAATTAATTGTGGATAGAACACTCGGCGGATTAACCAAGGAGGAGTTCGAGCAAAGATGGAAGGGTAAATTGGGAGTTACTCAGCAAGTTATTGACGCCCTCTACCCGGACAATCGCGGGTCCGCACGCACTGGAACTGACCCATTCCGAGGTCTTGCCGGTATCTTTGGGCAGTCATCATTTTCAGACTCACGACAAAGCGCAGAATGGGCAGATGCAGCATCTAAAATACGTGAAGAATTTATACGTGCCATGGGTGCCAATAACCAGCAGCAGGTGAAAGCAATCGCTGACGTTTCTAGGAAGTTCAATATCCCAGATGCTGGCGTACGTCTACTTATTGAGGGCGTGGTGTCATCTCGTGGTGCTTACCAGAGGGGACCGACAAGCGAAAATGCAATTGGTAGCGCTATTAGTACCGCACTGAAGATGTTTGAAAGCGGCAAAAGCAAGAACGAAATACTTGGCGAAATGTACACAATACTCAAGGGGAAGTCGCCTGGCGAATTAACAACAACCCGCATGGGGACAATTCGTCGAGACGTTGCTAAGGCGCTAGGAATTCAACCCAGCGAACTAGTCGCATGGCTCGCAGAAAAAGGAATCAATATTAAGAGTGACGAATCGTTTGGCGTAGATAAGCGTGGCAGGCTAGTGGAGCGTTTTAGTTACAAGAGTATTGATTCATCATACGATTTCCGTGACCTTGATGAGGAAGCACTTCCACCAGATTGGTAGCAATTCAACGCCGATGGCGCTACGCTACGAATCAATGAATCCCGATGATGCCGCCAATGTTGCATGGTTCTCTCGCGCTAAGTGTCGTGGCGCAAACCCAGAACTTTTCTTTCCTGACCCTGAATCTGTGGACATTCGTAGCAGACGTAGGCAGGCGGAGGAATATTGCTCTGGCTGTTCCGTGATTGTGAAGTGTGCGGAATATGCACTAGCAAACGGTGAAGTCTCGGGGGTTTGGGGTGGGACTGCCGGGTGGTCATATCGCCATCGGAAAGAGAATGTCGCCTATATTGAACGGCTCAAATTAACGGTTGAGTACGAACGCTTGTGTGAACTTCCAGAAAGCAATGCCAAGAGAACCAAGATTGCGAAGATACTGAAGGCACGTAACGCAATTAAGGTCTGATATTAAGTAGTCTTTGTTGCCAACCAGGCATAGAAGACTTCATCCTCAAGCGGAACAAACCAAAGTTGGCATGCATCAATCTCGTAGGGGTCGCCAACAAGAGACCAACAAATTTGCAAGTTCGGCATTGCTTGGCAGACACCAACGTTGCAGTCAAGTCCAAAGCGACCAATAAAGTATTTTACGACACAACCAACACGTTCATGGTGGCACTCACCTGCGCGCCCGGTCGGGCAAAGTATCTCAAGTATTTCAACATCAGACTTATTGATGCGCAACGATATTGAGTGCCCATCGTTATGCCAGAGCATTTCTCCATCGTCGACTTTAATCATATTCAGAGGCTATCGCAGCATGTTTATGAGGGACGAAACTCTGTTGAGATTTATAATTTAAGCATACGTTTTTGAGCGCAGCCTACTTGCTTTCCTCGGGGAGTGAATCCTCCACGCCATGGAAAACGTCCTCTATTTCGGCTACTGATAGTTTACCGTCATTCAGGTATGCGCGGGCTAAACCTTCGACAACTTGTGCCACACTTCCAAAGCCAGCCATCATAACTGCCTTCCATAGTGGAATATTTGTAATTGCACCAGCACCAACAACACCCAATCCAGAGACAGTAAATGTTGCCAGAATTCTATAAAGAATTGGTTTTATATTATTTAGATTCATCATCTTTTTCTCCGCTCTTCTTGGTAATCAGTATCACCAAATATCCAGTTATGAATATGACAATTGCAAAAGTGATTCCCCGTCTTACGCCAGAACCAGTAGTTGGCAGCGACGGAGCCTCGTACCCGTGGTCGTGTGAACTATGGTCATGAATTGTTGTTGGCACAACAGGGTCAGTATTGTCTGGGGCCGTAGTCGGTGCAACGGTCGTTGGCGCTGGTTCGGTCGTTGTGGTGGGCGCCTCTGTCGTAGTCGTTGGTGCAACGGTCGTTGATGCTGGAATCGTCGTTACTGGAGGATTCCATGAAACCGTTGCCGAAACTGTCTTGGCCACGCCATTAACAGTTGCGGTTGCTGTATATACGGCAGTTCCAGTGCTATTTGTGCGTACAGTTATTGTCGCAATTCCACTTGCATTTGTAGTAGCCGTAAAAGTCTGACCAGCATCTGGTCCGGCGCTCACGGTTACGGTTACCGTTACCCCAGCCTGCGGAACACCAGCAAGGGTTTGTGCGGTGGCAGTAATTATGAGGTCTTCGCCAGCATTCGGACTCTGTGGAGAGATGCTGAGAGTGAAAGAACTTGGAAGCGATACGGAACCACCACCAATAGAGACTGCCTTGCGTGTTCCTGGTGCGGATTCCCCTGGTCCGGGATATGGGTAGTCAACAAGAGTCTTGAGTGTTCCAACATTGCCAGTAAAGTATCCGTGCCAACATGCTGCGACAAGGGTATCGCTAAGACCAAAATCAGCAATACCATCAGCGGTGGCTTCTGGACCGCCATTACATCCACCATTGTTAAATACCGCACTTGGAAGTAGTGCTGTTAGCCAGCCGTATGTTCCATTATTCGCAAATAGACCGCCACCACTATTGACATAGTCGGCAATTTTTTCAGCGTTTGTTGTAAATATTCCTTCAGTTGTAGATGTTCTATTCCAGTTATCTGGAATCCATAACACAGCGGGGGGATTTGACGCAATGGTGGTAGCGAAGAAAGCATTAATTTGAGCATCAGTTACATAGAAGTCAACAACTGGAGCCGTTGCAAATTCAGCAAGGAACTGTGAACTAAGTTGTGTTGCCCAAGCAGCACCACAAGATGTGGTTGTTGCATTGGAGCCAACAATAGCAATATGTCCATTATTAGGATTTACTGCTCCGTCATGGACTTTCTTGAGAACCTTAGCAATGTACTGGCCAGTGGACTCCCAGCCAGAGTGACAGACTGGGTCCATTCCATCAAGAACAATTGGACCCCCGGTCCCCGTTCCGCTTGCACTGACACGTGCTGGGCTTACTGGGGTTGGAGTGTCGGTTAAAGACAAAATCCCAAACAGCCCAAAAACTGCGCACAGAATGATAGATGCTCGCTTGAATGACTTCATTTATTGCCCCTTTTTTTGACATTACGAAAATTCGCCCTTTGCGTGGTCATTGATGTGACCGTCTATTTTTGTTTCAATACGTGATAATGACTCAACGACAAGATTGTGGTCGTTCTTATTTTCACGTCGCCCCTTTTCAACAAGAGCAACGAGAATGACGCTTACTGCGCCAATAAGGGCGACAACTATCTCAATCATTCTTCTGGCTCTTGTGATTTTTGGCTGTCATCGTGGCTTCGTTTGCCACGACCCTGAATCATCAGGCCAGCCAGAGTTCCGGTAATGAATGTTGCGACGTTTGACAAAACGCCGAAAAACATTTTGTCATTTTCTGCCTGTGCGCCAATCGGCTGGGTAACAAAAATTAGGGCATATAAAATTGCAATAGTTGTTGTTAGGAGAACTGAACCCAATATGCAGCCAATAACAAACTTGAGGCGTGCATCAAGTTCTTCTTCGGAATATCTACGTCGGCTACTCATCCTGCGTCCTCCTCGTTCCAACCAAGGATGTCTGAAGTGCATGTTCCGGTTACTTTGCACTTCGGTGGAACGCACTCTTCGTTCTCCCAGTTTTCTGGGTCCTGACATGAGTATCTGAAATGCCCGTCGTATCCACATGATGTAAGTGCTCCTAGCGGAAGTACGGCCAACGAAAGCAGCAATAATTTAATTTTCATATTGCCCCCTTCTATTGAATTTCAGAACATCTTGTCCCAAGTGATTGGTCCGATGACACCATCATCCTTGAGGCCGTTTGCCTTTTGCCATGCCTTGACCTTGGCTTCGGTTCCGGGCCCAAAATCACCATCTGCCTTTGCTCCGACGATGGCCTGAACAAGCATTACCTCTGGGCCCTTGGAGCCCTTCTTGACTGGAGTTCCTGGGTACTTGAATTCCATTGGTCCAGCCTCAACGGCACCACCAGAAGGCTTAATTACTTCGGCTGGCGCTGCGACGGAACCATCGGGGGAGGCGTCACCAAGACAGTACTGCCAGTGCCAAGCCTCAAACTCCTTGGAGTTCTTGTCGCCAGTCTGGAGATAGAAGCCATACTTGGGTGCATTGGCGCACATCCACTCAAAGCATGCCCCACCCATTGACTGCAACTTTCCACCAGCCTCATAGCCAAGGTCAATGGCTAGTCCCCAGCCGTGATTTGAGCCCTTAACACCGGTTGGGTCTGGAGCAGCGCTAGGGGCCTTCCCCTTCTTGAGATACCAGGTCTTGCCTTCGTACTGACGGGTCACCTGGGGTGAACGACCCGTATCGGTCGTCTGATAGCGGTCCATAAACATAGACAACTGACCCTCAAATGAGCGGTAGTCACCGACATTTTTCAACTTATGACCAGCAGCGAGTGCCGCGTCATACATTTTGTCAAATTGTACTGCAACGGGGGCATACATCTGGCCACCAGTCTTCACCTTTGCAAGAAGATTGGCTGGCAACTGACCATTTTTATGACCATTAAGAGCAGTTGGCTTTACCAGTTTGATATAGGGATAAACCATATGGGCCTCCAGTAGACGTGTCTACCAATTATACGCTATGAGTTGGCGGCCTCTTTGGACTCTTTATGTTTGCTATTCATTATTTGAGCAAGATTGATTACTGTTGATGCGATAAACAACTTAAGACCAAGGTCACGTGTTTCTCCACTTAGGGTTATTAGTACGAGGATTGTCCCAGACAGAGTCCAGTTC